AAAAATGGTTGATATACATTATAATAAATTAAGAATACCATATGTTGATTTAATTGACATGATACAAACTAACAAAGAGATGCAAGTGGTTAAAACAATGATGTATCAGTCTACACCACGTTTAAATATAAAACGAGATGATGTTAAAAATCTAATTGAATTAGATATTGCTTGGCAAGATGCAGATGAGCTTTCTACTTTAACCACGGTTCAATTAATGAGGAAAGTTAACATTGTTCGTAGTGAATTTAATTTTTTCGAACTTATGAAAGCTTTTAGTGCTATTGTGAGAGATGTTTTTAGTCAGTATATAATTAAACAAAATTTGGAACAAGGTTTAAAACAGTTGAACTCTTTGCGTGTAAGTAGTCCTTTGAACTTTGATTGTGTTTTTAAATTTAGGGATGAAGTTTTCTTTTTAACAACAGACCCAGAGGGTAAAATTGTTTTTTGTATCTGTGATGAAGCCTTTGAATATAAAGTTGAAGATAATAAAGTTATGTGTTATTCAGAACAAGAATTAATGTGGGAGGTTACTGGACCTTTATCTGATTGGTATACTCATATACTCCGTAATGTTGATAAAATTACATTTGATTACACTAACATAACACCACCCTCAAGTAAATTTAATACATATTGTAATCATTTCCTAAATTTTGCAAAATCAATAACAGCAGCGTATGCTATTTTTAAATTATGTGTTCCTAAACAACAAGAAATGCCTTCTGAAATGTATAGTGATTATGATCAGTCTTTTAGAGGAAAACCAATAACACTAACTGGAGTTCAAGATGAAACATCTGCTGATGTTGCACAAAGAACAAGGATGCAAGTCAAGAAAAGTGGTAAAATGAAAGGAACATGGAAAGTTAAGAGTGGTTTTTCAAGAAAAGAAGATTTAAATAATATTTTTGATCAGAGTATTTTCCAGAATAGTGAAACTTCGGCTGATGTTGCACAAAGAACTCGAATGCAAGTGCAAAAGTCAAGTAAATCAAGAGGTAACTGGAAAGTAAAAACAGGGTATTCCAGAAAAGGAAATGTTGACAGTCATAGTAAATATTTAGATGATGAAGCAGCAGCAGATGTAAGTGCTATTCATTTAGCAAATATAGCTATGGATCAAAATTATCCAGTTATAAACAATCAAAATCAGCGAGTTTGTTTTGCACTTGGTGTTTTTAAAAATTACGTTCTAACAGTTGGACATATTGCAGATAATGTTTTAATTGAAATTGATAAAAAGCAATACCAAACTAGAGTTATTCAAGTAGATGGAGAAAGAGATTTAGCTGTGCTTGAGGTTTTAAATTTACCTATGTCGTTTAGAGATATACGTAAACATTTCCAACCTGAAAGAGTTGATATTACAATGACTGGACAAGCAGCAACTCTATACACTAGATCAGAGAATGGAAGATCAGTTTTTGAGAAACCTATAATTATACAAGAACAATGTACACGAATTACTACAACTGGTGAAAAGAATGGATTTTTATATAAAGTAAATTCATTAAATTACGTTTCTCCTATTCAAACCATTGCAGGTTATTGTGGATCACCTTTGATTGTAAATAACCCAAAGATTAGACATAAATTACTTGGTTTACATATTGCTGCAGATGAAGTTCAAGGACTTTCATCAATTGTCTACCAAACAGATTTTGATTTTGAAAAAGATGTTGAACACTTAGTAAGTGAAGTTATGACGAGTCAAGTATTAGTTTCTTTAGATTTTCAACAAGTTATATTAGACGAAGAACCTTTATCAGATTTATTTAGCCCACATCTTAAGAGAGTTGGAAGACCAGGTATTTTAGTTGATGGGCAACTCAAATACAATCAAATACATACAAGTGATCAAACTCAAATTTGGCCTTCACCTTTTGGCACAGATGAAGATTTATTTGAACCAGCAGTTTTGTCAGAGAAAGATCCTCGTATTGAAATACCAATACCAGACATAACTATAGCAGGAATTAATAAATTTGGAAGAGTGCAGAAAGATTTAGATTTAGATATTTTAGATGAATGTTATCATGAACTTGCAAGTAAACTATCAAAAATTATTAAAAGTACTGGTTATCAAGTAAAAGTTTTATCAGATTTAGAAGTTATTAATGGATGTAGTATGTACTCTTCAAGTCCTTCAATAAA